GCTGGTCAAACCTGGAGGCGTCCAGCCCCACCCCCACAGGTCTAACAAACTTAGCCCACTTCTCAGCGCAAATCCTCCCAGTTTTAGCGGCATTCCAACCCTTTGCTACCGTGGGAGAACCAAAGAGCCTATCAAGGGCCTTGTACATGAGTGGTTCTAGAGGCTTGATATAACGCCCGAGCTCTACATTATACCTTGGATGGCGTGGCTGGATTAGGCGGGGCACCAGATCCTTACGCTCATCCTGCCTCCACAATTTCTCCTTCTTAACAAAGGCAGAAACGTATGAGTCTTTCCTCCTGACTCTGCACCTAGAGAGTGAGTCGATTGCGTCCGAGTACAGCTTCCTCTTCTGGGCAGGGCACAAACTGAGGAAATCCTCAGCGGCCACTCTGCGGATCCGAGGAAGCAGTGGCTCGAGCGCTCTCTCCACATCCCTCAGGGTACGTTTGAAATGTCCAGGCTTGGGCAAGGGGGGAGGCACCAACTCTCCCTTAGGCCCCTTAACCAGGAAGACTCTTTCTACGATTGCCCGCTCGAGATTCGACACCGAATTCTCGTGAAACACTACCCGTTTATTAGAGAACCCGGGCAATCGGGTGACAAACCGCCCCTTGACGCGACCCCCAGTTCGCTTCACCGTTACGGCATCCACTTTGGCGGTTGTTGGTGGTACTTTAGTGGATGCCAAGCGCTCTGGGCACCATCACTCCAGTCGGTCCTCGGGTCCATACCTGGGAAGGCTGGAACCTCGAAGACGTGAAACGAGCTCATCAAGGAAGCGGGACCAAGCTGGGGTGTGCATACCCCACTGGTTGCGCAAAGCGTTGGCTCGTTCAGCTGCTTCTGTCTGATCAATGCCCATTGCCGCGATTTCTGGTCCGAAGGGTACGCAGGCAAGGGCAACAGCCACTGCAGAGTACTTGGCCCGGGTCTGGTGAGAGAATGTAACTTTCCGGCCATCCTCATTGACCCAGTTCTGGTCCATTAGCCATTGAATGGCCTTGTTCGCACAGACCTTGCGGTCTGCGACGTCCATTCTGCAGTACTGGAGCTCCTCCTTGAGATAGAACACAAGGTCAAGAAGGACCCGCTTGTTGAAGCGGGAATGGTGCGTATGTCCAGTTGGGGTGCGGATCTCATAAGTAAGATCCTCTGAGGGCTTACCCTCAACCGGAACCTTCCGAGGGTCAATGGGAATCTCCTCCCCGGACTCGTTTACTTCGGGGACCATCTTCACGATGGGGTCATAAAGAGTCTCAAACACTTGATTCTTGGAAACCACATCGCAATCGGCCTCAACCTCTA